GCCCGTCAGGATCATATAGACGCCTTGCTGGAGGCCGAACGCCGCCTGAGTTGTCCACTGAGTTGGATCGTCCGAGTCGGCCAGCACGGCGATACCGCAGCCCTGGCCTGTCAAGGCGTACATGCCGGTGCGGGGAGGAATGTCCACGCCGACCAACTGCATGGATGACACCCCAGATGCCCCATCGGACCCCGGCGTACTGGCACCAAGTGTCGTAGCGAAGGCTACCGGAGGCACCGTGGCACCACCAGCACTGGCGATCACAAGCTGCGACGGTCCACGCTGCGGACCCTGACCCTGATTGACTGCTGCCGCGAGGGCGAGCCAGAACGGCGCCCCGGTACCGCCGATATTGTCATAGACCTCAGGCTGCAATCCAGGCAACGCTGCTATCAATCGCCAGGTGTTTGCTCCGGAACCAGGTTGCAGCGTGAGGCTAACCTGATTGCCGAGCGAGCCCGTGTAGAGTGCTGTAAAGGTAGCCGTCGTCCCAGGAACAACCACCTGCGCAGCCGTGTCGGTTCCATCGCTAACACGAACACAACGGAAATTCTGAGCGCCCTGTTGGACCGCTGTGGCGATTTGGGTTCCCATGTCATATTTTCGAGCGATGATCGGACCGAAACTCTGTGCATAATCCGCCATGGTTGCGACGATGACGGGTTGTGCGACCGGTCCCCAGGACGCGGTGCCGACGACGCCAACCACATTGGTCGGAACACCGTTCAGTACCAGGTTCTGGGGTGGCACTATCTGGACGTAGAGGTCTGGCACCACCAGCGCCGTCGTATTGATGCTGCCCTGCTGAACGATCGGCATTAGTATTAAGCCCCTCCCGGCATCCGCGCGGCTACCCGCACAACATAATGGGCACGTTCACCACTGATGATGCTGGCGATACGCGCGGAATCCGTGATCACGTCACCGCGTGAGAAGCCGTCGAAAGGTCTCACAACGACCAAATGAATTTCCATGATGGCTCCGAGATTAGGCTGTAAAGGTGCCGGCGTTTAGGACAAGTTCACCGAACAGCATGGCAGGCTGCCGGGCAGTGATCGTTGTGGGATATTCTACGTCGTAGAGCAGGTCGCGGCGATAAAGCAGCGCGTCCTGGGATTGATCGAATACAAGTGTACCGCGATATTGTAGGCGGCCCTGGGAGCTATCGGCCAGGTTGATGAACTGAAAACCAACGAGTAGCAGATCGATTGCCGAGGCCGAGGCGTCGCGAGTGGCGGGTGTGGGGCACCAACACGTGATGCGGAATCCCCGTTCCTGACGCCGTACTTCCTGCATCACTGAAGCGTCGGCGACCACTCGGGCCAACACACTGCCGGCACCGGGAATTGTTAGTGTTGCGCCCGAGAGGTTGACAATCCAGTCAGTGCGAACAGCAGTTGCTAAGTTCGCGGCTACGGTCGCCGGCGTGTCGCCAGCTTGTGAGGCGTACACATAACTGCTGTCATTGACCAGCATTCCGGCGAGCTGTCCCGGACCTGCGGTGCCCCCGATGGTGACCGAGACGCCAGAAACCGATGCGGTGAGTGTTGCCTGTGCCGGGAAACCTTGCCATTGTTGCGAATATCGGGTTGTATTGCGGCCTGGCTCGCCCTGTGGGAAGACTGTGACGTTAATGACGCCGGCCGCGAGGTCTGCGTTCAGCGCGGCTGAATTAGGCCAGCCGCGGTATATCCGACAGTCCGGCCCAGGGAGACTCGGCGAGCTCGACCCGTTTGGATATAGCGCATTGGCAGCCAGTGCAACCAACGCATTCTCTACATCCGACTGGTCAGCCATCAGGTCGTAGCCTGTCTTACAGCCAATCGCCAGCCGAGATCAGTTAGCTCAGTGGTTGCAACGACACCACCGCGTCCGAGATCATCAGACATCAAATCGGCAGTCTGCAGAACGACGCCGGGGCAAGCGGGCAGCAAGACGGTCCAGTAGGAGACCGACGTATCACTGGGCAGATTGGCGAGAGGGCGACCTTCTCTAGATGCGACCAGCACACTCGCTGGCCAGTTGGTCATGAGTGGAGTGACATTCGCTGCCGTAACGCCTCCATACATATTCACCCCAGTGCTTGTTTGCGCTGCGGGGCGAGTAAACGAAATCACCCGGTTGGTCTGTACGCAAAGAACGGGTAGAATCTTGTGTTGTGCAGCGATAAACCAGGTGGCGTCGTGCTGCACCAAGTAGTCGCCGGGCCGCGTATATGCGGCGTCGAATATGCCGCACCATAGCGCGTTGCCATACCCATTCGGCCGGGTAAATTTTCCGTCGAGACCGCTGAATGCGGCATGAAGGCGAAGAAATCTGTTCCGCGTCGCAAGCGGACTTTCCGTTCCGCGCGGGCGGTATGCGCTAGTAGTCACGCCGGTCGCACGAGCGGCAACGTTTAGGCCCCAGCGGATACGATCTTCGAGCCGAGCTGAATCCATTTTAGACCACCAGTGTAATTCCGCAGTCGGCCAGCGCAGGCCCGGGAGGGACGCCGAGGAACCCACAAAAACGCCGGCACCAGTCGTCAAACAGCCGGATCCGATCGCGAGGCTCATCGCGGTTTCTCATCCATACCGCGGCAGAATCCGTGTCGAGGTTGTCACCGGAGCGTGGAATCGCGATCTCCAGCACGGTCAATGTTCCCAGATACCGGAGGACGACGGCCGTTTCCGCGTCAGAAAGGTTGTTAAGGCGGAACTCCAACAGGCCGTAAACCTGATAGAACCGCCAATTCTCAAACCCTGCTGGTGCAGCGCCGTACGCCGGATAGCCACAAAAGCGGCGGGCGTCGGTCTTCTGCGCGTCCGTCATCGTCATTAGCGGTACCACCCTTCGCCACGTATGAAGAAAACACTGTCATAGCTACTGGTGAGCATATCGGCAACAAAAGTAATCGGTGAGATGAACGACAGTACGGCTTGCGAAGTAGATAGTACCGGCGTGTCGGGCGATGGGGCGTTGACTGATGTGTTCCTACCGAACCCAACAGACACGGACACGCTGGTAGAACCGGTTACGGCAATCGACTTCCCATGGCAATCAAGCTGCATTCTTACAGATCTCGCGAGAGCATGCAGCGGGGCAATGCCGCTGGATGGAAATGGCCGATCGTTTGGATCGACATCTCTCCACAGCCTTCAGGCATCAGCCGATATGTTCTACCATCACGGCACGTTTGAAAGCCGCGTTCGTGGCGGTGGGAACAGTGGTGGGATTCGTCGTTGTGTCGGATGGGGCGCAGAATCCACCCATCCAATACCAGGATTGAGCGATGATCTGTTGCAGCCGGTCGATTGGCTCCCGCGTAACCATAGCTACCCCGTCCACCACCACAACGATCGAATCCTTGGGGGCGACGTCCTCCGCGGCCATGCCGGCGAAGTCGCCTTCGACCAATGCGCCCTGCCCACAAATGATCGGCCGCCGTACCATAAGCCCCGCTAGAGTCGGGTGCGGCTGTACGAACGCCTCGGTAGTAGGCATGAATCTCAGACCCAGGAAATCATTTGTCATGCCCTGGCGAAACACTTGGTTGGCTGACGTTGCCCCCTGAAAAAGTTGCTTGAAATCCGGATCGGCGAATAGCTGCCGTGCGGAGACCGGATCCAAGTAGCAGTTGTACGAGCCATCAATTTCCGGGACCGCGTTCATGCGCAGCTTCGAGACGGCGTCCAGCAGGCAAGACATCGCTAGGGTATCGGTGGCGACAATTTGCGACGTGTTGCTGCGCTGCGAAGGGCGGACAATTACACATGCGTTCGCTGCAGTCACGGTGTTGCCGGCAGTACCGTCGCTGACGGATACGTTGGCGGAGAAGGTCAATACGCCGGACACGCCATTCGGTGCGGTCGAAACGTTCGTTGCGTCTGCCGCGGCGCCAATCAGCGTATAGGAATCTGCGCCAACCGTGACTGTCAAAGTGTTCGAGCTGGTGACTGACTGCTGCACCCCGTTAACGAAGGCGGTCTGGAAACCACGAATATCGTCGACGGGCACCGATGGACCGGCGCCGCCAAGCGTGCTGCGTACACGCGTGTTCCCGCCGAAATACGCGTTGAACAGGGCATTTCGGGCCAATTCGTCCAGGCTGCGCGCGGCCTGTTCGCCATTGACGTAGGCGTTCTGCAGGAATTGCGAGGCAATACCGACCCGGGCGGTCACCATGTTGAGGTCGGTTGTTGCTGCGTAGTGGTTGATTGTGATGGTATACTGCTCGACCCCCCATGTAGTCGGCGTCAGACCATTGTCAAAATTAGTGTTGGTGGCGGGCGCCAGCGGCGTTGTTACTGTCGGCTTCAGGCCAACCCGCGTCTTGGTGAGCGTCTCACCAATTCCTACGGC